AGGCCGTGGCGCCTTTTTTATTTGTGCAATCAGTTCCGCTTCGGCGGCCTTAGCGTCGGCCTTCTTGGCGAAACCCTGCTTACTCTTCTGGTGCCATTTACCATCAGCATCCTTCCAGCTGACGATGATCTGCCATCCGTTGTCCTTCTGGCGGTAAGTTGTTGTGGTGGTCATAAGTGCCTCCGATTATTAATACGGGTCGATTTTTACCGACTTAACATTAAAGTCCTTGTCAATGGTAACGGTGTAATAATTCATGACATATGCGCCAAAGCTGTTTTTAGCACGGAATACTCCCTGGGCAATATACATACCGTTTTCTTTTTTGGTTCCCCAGTTTTTATCATCAAATTTCACAGAATCCGGGTCTTTCAGCTTTTCCTTAACAACACGCTGTGCTCTCCTGCGACATTTATCAGCCTCTGTCTGTGTAACTAAAAAGTCGGAGGCCTTCAGCAACACTTTGCCATTCTCATAAAGCATCTTGCCTTCTGCCTGAACAGCCGTGAATCCGGTATCCTTTGTACCAAGTGCTGATACAAACAACTTGCCGACGGTAATCTTCCAGGCATCTTTTTTGTTTTCGTGGAAGGCCTTTACTTCTGTGAATGGAACCATTTCTACGGCCTTCATGATCTCATAAGACTTTTTAGCTGTTTCATTTGTACAGCCCAGCGCAGTCTGGATGATTTTAATCTGTTTGTCTTCTTTGCTTTGCTGAGTGGTTTGTCCCGGCGATCCGCAACCGGCGATAAGCAGCGCTAATAACACAGCTAAGATTGTAAAAAGTTTTTTCATAGTGCTTTCCTCCTTTATTTATTCAGGGCGTGCGCCCTGGCTTCCATAACATCTATATCCTCTTTGCATTCCAGGTCGCCATTGGTTATGTGTTTGCATTCGTGTTCATAGGTTTGCTGATTCGCTTCATGTGTTAATCTTGCATTTAGTACGCAGACCCGTTCACCCGTGGCCGTATCTTCGTAGATATAGCCACGGATTTTTACAGGCATGTCGATAAGTATCGTTCGCATTGGTTAATCGTCAAGTCCTTCCTGTTTTCGTTTGAATTTAATGAACTCTATAATTTCTTGTACGCTTTTCGGATCCAAATCTCTGGCAGAGTCAAACATTACCTTGTACTGCGGATTATCGTGCAGGATTTGCGCCATCTTTGCAGTTTCCGGGTCCGTAAAGTAGGTTTGTTTTTCCTCATCCTCGATTCCCATCATGTACGACGGAGATACACCAAAGATTTCCGCCAGCTGCTTAATAAGTGTACGCTTTGGATTGATCAGCAGACCGTTTTCGTATTTGTATATGGCTGCCTTCTGCAGTCCCACCATTTTACCAAGCTCTTCCTGAGTGTATCCGTGGGCTATTCGCTGCTGCTTTAGAATATCTTTAAATTCCATATATGCTCACCTTCCTTATTTAAGTATCTTAATTATACCACATTTTTTTAAAAAAACAAGAAAAAATATCTTGACAAGACGCTTTTCAGGGTTTATTATAAAAGTGTCCTGGGAGGACACAAGATATGGAGGTGAGAAAATGAACAAGGCACTATTAAGGGCCGAAATGATTAAACATGGCGATACTCAGGAAACCCTGGCAACGGCCATGGGAATCAGCTTATCCCGGCTGAACGCAAAAATTAATAGCGAGAATGCGGAGTTCCGGCAAACGGAAATCATCTTCATTAAAGACCGCTACAATCTGAGCGCAGCAGATGTGGATAGTATTTTTTTTAACGTATAAGTATCCAGTTTGGATACTCGGAGGGAGGTAACATGCAGACAATCTACAGTGTCAACGAACTGGCGGAGCGCTGGGGATTGGCACCGGCATCCATCCGGCGGATGGAACAGGAAGGATCTCTCCACCGGTTGCCGGATATTCCGGGGGTGCGGTTCTCCGCAGCGGAAGTGCTCCAGCTTGAGAGTATCGGACTGGACGCCAAAGCCATGAGCGCATGGGAACGCCGGAACCTGGAATCGGAGATTCATGATCTGAAACAACAGGTGCAGGATTTGCAAGGAAGGTTATTGAGAGCGCAGCAGGTGCTGCAGGGAGGTGCGGTATGAAGGCATTAGGACTGATTTGGTGTTATTTGTGGGCATACATATTTGTAGCGCTGGAGAAGCTGGACAAGCTGTCCGACTGGTTGGCTGATCAGGTAGATCATAACGATTACCTGGCAGGGTTCGTGTTCGCGCTGGTATTGTTCGCCATCCCGTACATTATCGGCGTGGTCGATATCGTGGTGAGGTGATGACATGCCAATCAACAGAGAAACGCTTCGGGGAATCAAGAAGCTGGACAACGAGAAGTTCCTGGCCTGGTTGACGGTTTATGCCAGGGAAAACTACGAAGACGGCTTCGGAAACGGCGTGGAGTCCAACACCATGGCGATAATGCGGTACCTGCACGACGAGTTCGGGTGGGGTAACACCAGATTCTCCAGACTTGTCGAATACGCAAAAAAAGATGTACAGGCCATGCGGGAAGGATACGTCACTCCTGCGGACGTCAAGAATGGGCTGGCGGAGGAAGGCGTTACCTGCCTGAAGCAGCTGCAGATGAAAAATGAACCGGATCCGCTCCGGGAATGGGTGCCGGTAGAGGTTACACTGCCGCCGGAAGAGGAAAAGGTGCTGTGCTGCACGATGAATAAGAAGGGCGCAAAAAATCTGGTATTGGGATATTACGCAGATGGTGACTGGCGCGTGGGAATGAACAGCAATGTGATAGCCTGGCGGTTCCTTCCGCCGGTGTATGAAGTAAAGGAGGTAGATAAGAAGTGAAACTGAGTGAGTTGATAAAGAAGCGAAAGGAAGAACTCGGCCTGACATGGGCAGATTTTGACGATGCCGGAATTCACTGCAATACGTTAAGCAACCTGATGAACGACAAGCAAGGTGGTATCAAACCTGCTACCCAGGAAAAGCTGGCACTCGTGCTTAAAGTCGACAAGGGAGTATTGCAGGCCTGTATGGCAGAGATGAACCCGCTGCAAAAGGTGGTTGTTTCCAAGAAGTCGCTTGCAAAACAGAAACATCCGGAGGCCGATACCGTGAAAGAAGTTATGGAAGAAAAACCCTATGTAGCGCCTGAGCCGGAACCTGATCCGGAGGAACCGGCGGAAGTATTCCGGCCGGAACCGGAAGAGGAAGTTGATGTGATGTTTCCGGTGGAAACCGAAGTAGAAGAGACGCTGGCAGAGTTCAAAGCACGGATGAAGGATATGTGCCTCTATGAATTTACCGCTCACGGAAACTTGGAAGAGGCAAAAATCTTAATCGCCGAAAACCTGCTGGAAGAACTGCTGAAATAAAAAAGCCCTGAGGGAGCGGCCACTCCTCTCAAGGCCAGGGGTAAAACATCTAACTAATTATAACACGGATTTTACAGGAGGAAAATATGAATTTATTTGAAATTGATGACCAGCTGGCGCGCTGCATAAAGCTGGAAGCCAGCGACGATTTTGTGGATACGGAGACCGGTGAGATCATTGACATCGCTGCCATCGAACAGCTGGAGATGGACCGGGATAAAAAGATCCGGAACCTTGCGTGCTGGATCCGGAACCTGGACAGCGACGAAAAGGCGTTGACGGAACAGTTAAAAGTGTTTGCTGCCCGGAGAGACGCGGCAAGAAATAAAAAGGAAAGTTTGAAATCATATCTGGCTGCGTTCCTGAACGGCCGGAAGTGGGAGAACGAAGAAGTTAAAGTATTCTGGCGGAAATCGGAATCGGTGGAAGTAACGGATGCAAAAAAGATTTCTTCCTATTACATGCGGTTCAGGGAACCGGAAGTAAACAAGACCCTGCTGAAAGCCGACATCAAAGCGGGCGTTGTCATCGAAGGCGCGCAGCTGGTGACGAAGAACAATATGCAGGTAAAGTGAGGTGGAACGCATGAAGATCACAAAAGGGATTCAGGCCCGGGCAGTAAAAGTCCTGGTCTATGGCACGGAAGGTATCGGCAAATCCACCTTTGCCAGCAAGTTCCCGGAACCGTTGTTCCTGGATCTGGAAGGCGGCACCCATTACCTGGACGTAAGCCGCACCGACAACATTTCCAGCTGGACGGAATTATTGGAAACCGTAGCGGAAATTGTGGCGCAGCACGTATGTAAAACGCTGGTCATTGATACGGCGGACTGGGCCGAGCGGCTGGCCATCCGGCATGTGTGCGACAAATATCAGAAAAGCGGTATCGAGGAATTCGGCTACGGTTCCGGGTACACGTACCTGACAGAAGAGTTTGCCAAGTTCCTGAAGTATCTGGACAGGGCCATCGCCCATGGCATCAACGTGGTTATACTGGCCCATGCCAACCTGCGGACCATTACGCTGCCGGAAGAGGCGGGCAGCTACGACCACTGGGAACTGAAGCTGTCCAGCAAAACGACCAATAAGGTGGCGCCTATGGTAAAGGAATGGGCCGACATGGTTTTGTTCGCCAATTATAAAACGCTGCTGGTAGATGACAAGTCCAGCATGGGCGCCAAGAAAAAGGCAGTTGGCGGACAGCGGGTGATGTACACCACGCACACCACCTTTGCGGATGCGAAGAACCGGTTCGGCCTGGCGCCGGAGCTTCCCTTTGATTACAAAGAGATTGCTTCCGTTGTGTTTGATATGGGCGTGCCGGATCTTCCGGAAACGTTGGAGGATGAACCGGAAGAGAGCAAAAAGGAAAAACCGAAAAAGACCCGGGCGAAAAAAGCAGAGACAAAGGCTGAACCAGAACAAACTGTTCCGGAATCGAAACCGGACCCGTTCCGGAACCAGGTGCGGTACCTGATGAACCGGGACGGCGTGACGGAAGAAATTCTGCAGAAGGCGATTGCAGAAAAAGGGTATTTCCCGGCAGACATGACGCTGGAGCAGTATCCGGATGATTTTGTGGAGAACGTGCTGATCGCAGCATGGGATCAGATCTTAACTTATATCAATGAAAACATTAACGTACCGTTTTAAAGGAGGAAAACAAAATGGCATTTGAAGACATGGGTAAAGAAGTAGCATTTGAAGACGAAGCATTGGAATGGGATTCCACGATTGAAAAAGAAAGCGGCGGCCCGTTCCGGCTGTTGCCGGAAGGCGAGTATGATTTCACGGTAGAACGGTTTGACCGGGTACGGTATAACGGCAGCGAGAAGATTCCCCCATGCTGGGAAGCTGACCTGAATATTTCCGTCCATGACAAGGACGGGGACGTGGAAGTGAAAGACCGTCTGTTCCTGACACGGAAAGCGGAATGGAAGCTGAGCCAGTTCTTTATCGCCATCGGCCAGAAGAAAAAAGGCGAGCCGCTGAAGATGAACTGGAACATGGTGCCCGGAGCCAAAGGCCGGCTGACAATTAAACACCGGAAAGGAACCGGGCAATACGCGGACAAGGAATTCAACCAGATCGATAAATACCTGGAGCCTGCCGAAGCCGCAGCGCCTGCTGCCAAATCCAAGTACACTGCCGGGAAGTTTTAACAGGAGGCAGTCATGGGATTAAGGCCATATCAGCAAGAGGCCTGCAACGCGATCCTGGGTGAGTGGGAAAAGGGCAACCGGAAAACCTTGCTGGTGCTGCCGACCGGCACCGGCAAGACCGTTGTCTTTTCCAAAGTTGCGGAAAACAGGGTGCGGCATGGCGACCGTGTGCTTGTGCTGGCACACCGGGGCGAGCTGCTGGAACAGGCCGAACAAAAAATTCAAAGCTTTACCGGTTTGGGCTGCGCCCTGGAAAAAGCAGAAGCGGATTCTGTGAACTCATTCTACCGGATCACCGTGGGCAGCGTGCAAACGTTGATGCGTAAGTCGCGGCTGGAAAAATTCCCGCGTGATTATTTCGGGGCCATCATCGTAGATGAAGCGCACCATGCCATCGCCCATAGTTATCAGAACGTGCTGGAGTATTTCTCCGGCGCTTCTGTTTTGGGCGTAACTGCGACGCCGGACCGGAGCGACCGGAAGAACCTGGGAACTTATTTTGATTCCCTGGCCTATGAGTACACGCTGCCGCAGGCGATTAAAGAAGGATATTTATGTAAGATTGTCGCGCAGACGATTCCTCTTGCCATCGACATTACCAATGTGGGAATCTCTGCCGGAGACTATAAGGCGAACGAACTGGGCGACGCACTGGAACCATACCTGGAACAGATCGCCGACCGGATGCTGGAATATTGCAAAGACCGGAAGACCGTTATCTTTCTTCCGTTAGTGGCTACGTCTAAAAAATTTCGGGACATTCTGCTTGCGAAAGGAATCGCGGCTGCGGAGGTCAATGGAAATTCGGAAGACCGGTCACAAATTTTAAAAGATTTTGAGGCGGGGAAGTACCAGGCATTATGTAACGCCATGCTGCTGACGGAGGGCTGGGACTGTCCGTCGGTGGATTGTATCATCTGTCTGCGGGCTACTAAAAGCCGGAGCCTCTACAGCCAGATCGTGGGCAGAGGACTGCGGCCTGCGCCGGGAAAAGATAATTGTCTGCTGCTGGATTTCCTGTGGCAGACGGAAAAGCATGAGCTGGTGCGTCCGGCTCACCTGATTGCCAAGACGG